GAGAGAATATGGACACACAAATGGAAGTAGTATTAGTAAAAGAAGATTTAGGTAAAAATCTATACAGAAAGAAAACCTATTATACACTTGTTATTGAACAAGAGGTATTAGCAAAAGATAAAGATGAAGCTGATAAGAAATTAAGTGACAACGGTATTAACCATTCAAATGTAAATGCCGAGATAACGGAAGAAAAAGATGGTGTTCTAACTTATATGGTGGATGCCAACTATTCAGATTCAGATACAACAGAATATCTTGGTAAGGTATCTTATACAGATGATGAGTATGCTGAGGAGAATGGTGATGTAGAGATTGATCAATATGCTAATGAAAATGAAGAATCATTTAAGTTAACCGATGGAAGAATAATTAATAATGACTAAAGAAGATTACAGTTCACACGATTGGAGAAAACATACAGATAGTGCTGTTGTAGTTGATGATAAAGTAGAACACAAAGCATTAAAAGTAAATGATAGTAGAGTTATCTTTATTAACCCTAATACGTTAAAAGAGGAAACAGTAGATGTATCAAGGTTGATACAAGTATTTTTAAACAACGTAGCAAGTCACAGAAAAAGTATAAAATGAAAACAGTTAATATTCAATTAAATAAAAATACACTAGAAAAGGTGTATAATCAGGTTGCTATGTTAAATGATATGGGTTTTCCTAACTTTCAAAAAGGCGAACCTATTAATGATCTAATGAAAGAGGTTATGCTAGACTTAAAAAAACAAAAGAAGATGAGTTGGTTGTCAAAACTGTGGAGGTTTATAAGTGGATAACACACCAAACGAATGGGAACAAGGCGTGATAGATAACGCTGTTGAGTATTCAATTATGGAGTGGAGATCACTGAATAAGAGCACCAAGACTATGGTAAAGACATATAATGAGGCCAAAGACTTGTATAAGAAAACTATTAAGACACATAGACAGACCTTGGCATATGCTGTTGATAAGAATGGTAGATTTGCTAATCTTAACCATTTACCAGAATTTAAAAAGGAGTTAGATAATGAGTAATCAGAGACCAGGAAAAATGGTGAAAGCTATAGAACCAAGTATGAAAGATATGTCAATGTATAAGTTTTTCAAATTGGCCAATAAAGTATTATTAGATAGTGGTAAAGAAGACGAAGCATTTTACTTTGAACAAATGGAGGATTGGTTGAAACAAGGCAAATCAATACCATCTACAGAGGAACAAACAATAAAAGCCTTAGGGATATAATATGATAGAAACAATAGTAACAATAGACATAATAGAATCAGCTTTGAGTAAGATTGAAGATGATAAAGTGGCAGACGCCCACCAGGTATTAACCACTTATAAGACAAAACTTCAAAATGAAGTAGATTCTTTTGAAAAATGGGCTACGAATCAGTCAGATATTGATACTTCAATACAACTAGAAATTGATTCAACAACGGAAAGTCAGTAAAATCAATACTTTTATAGGCTTGACAAATGAACCATTTTATGATAGGATATAGACTAATTAACAAACAAAAGGACTAAAATATGAGTTATATGTACACTAAAGAACAAATGTTTTTAGAGTTTAAAGACGTTACGAAAAAAGATCAAAGTAAAAAGAACGAAACTTATACACATAGAATCGCTTACCTTACTTCTTTGAAAGAAGATATGATTTCTCAACCGAGAAACTTTAGCAATATTAGTATGAAGCCTGAACAATTACAGAATTTGATTGATGATTGGTCAGCGCCTAACCCTAGAGACGCTACTTACATGAGAGTTTTTAAAATGACTTATGATGAGAAAAAAGCTGAAGAAGAAGCATTATATTTTGACTTGTCTAAACAAGAAAAAGTATATGCTCCAAAAAAGAAAAAAGAAGAAGATATAATATACAACTAATGTTAACAAAAGAACAAAAATTAAAACAGATAAGAGAAGACTACGATAATTATTGTAGATCACTTGGTGTCAATATTGACGCTAAAATCTCTTATGGTTTTGATATGCCAAATTACAAATGTCGGACAAGTTTACCGACTAGTGATAGAATTATAGGTGAAACTAAAAAGAGAGTCTACACCACACAATTACCTATGGGCAAAACAATTAGTGTGGCGTATAACAAGGGTCCTTACATGATAGTTGATGTAAAAGACTTTAAAACAATGGGAAAGAAAATATAATATGAAAACGTTGATGATGATAACCATTTTAGTTGTAATGACTACTATGATGACGAAAGCAGATGAGACAATCGATACAAAAGTAAAAAACTTTGTTGTTAGTGAATGGGTTGAGGTAAAAGAATACCAAAAGGCACAATGGCAATCAGGTAATGAACAGGTAATTGACACTTGGACTAAATTGAAAAACTTTATATGGAAAGTTGGTAATAATGTTACACAAAATTAGTGATTTCTGTTTAAAGATTGATGGTGTCAAAAAAACAAGTGATAGACTCTATAATCTTAAATACAATAATCCAAAGACGCCTGAGCGTGATGCTCAGGTTGCCGAGTTAATTGATGATATTCAATCAACTTGTTTATTAATTGCTAAAGATGTTAAACCATATGACAAATAATATATTAAAACTAGACAACTCTGTAAGATTACAGATGTTAGAAAACGAGAAAAAAGAACTAAACGAAAAGTTAGAACACTACGAGTTTAGAGGTCCATCTATAAAGATACAAGAACTTGAAGATGAACTTTTTGAAGTGAATGATACAATAAAGAAATTAAATGCCTAGAATATTTTTAATATTAATTACTGGTTTGTTGGTCGCTAACTGTTCAACAGTAGATAGATCAACCGTTGGTGCCACATTGGGTGGAGCGACAGCCACGAGTGCCTGTGTCAGTTTAGGTGTCACAGATCCATATATTATTGGTGGTTGTGCTTTAGTGGGTGCCTTTAAGGGTGCTGATATTATGTATAAATCGGACTATGATGTTCATAACGCTGTATTTGTAGATCACTTAAATACAAGTCCGTCAAGACAATCATATACAAATTGGTTTAATCAGAAATCAGGTAATAGTGGTATTATTAAAACAAATTCGTCCTATTTAAAAGGACCTTTTAAGTGTAAAGATTATAGCGCCACAGTTGATATCACTCAACAATGGCCACTAGTTGGAATTGGAAGTCCAAATAGAAACACAGTATTTGGAACTGTATGTCAGTTGCCAGATGGAAGATGGATTGAGGGATAAATGAGAAAAATTATATTAATAATATCGTTATTGGTTTTAACATCTATTGTGGTAAATCATGCTATGGCAGGTGAAGAAATCTTATATTCAAAAGTGAAGACAATAGAACCTGGAGAAACTGATGGTCAATATTGTTTTGTTAAAGTCATTATCAAACAAAAAGGTGATAATATTATTAAAGAAGAAATTTTAGAGTGTGCTGATGGTAAAAAGGGTATTGAAACACCAGGTTATTGGGAGTTATTTGCTCAATTCTATTATAGAGACGTTAGCGCTCCAGAGTATTGCCGACATTATAGTCGTCAAAAACATGCCTTTAAAACACCAGGAAAGACATGTTTAAAAATAGATGGTGAATGGGAGATAAGATAATGATTAAGAATATTATCATAGTCTCACTTGTGTTCGTTGTGGTCACTGGTATGTCTGGACAAGAGTTTTTAGATTATATCTCAATGGGACTTGACAAAGCACAACAATTAGTATATAATGTAAAAAGTGAGGTAAAATAAATATGAGTAAAGTAAATAAAATAGTTGGAATATTGGTCGCCGGTTTATTGGTTGCTAACTGTTCAGCTACATATAAGATGAAGTCAGAAAAAGGCAAAGTTTTAAAAGAAGTGCCAAAATGGTATATGTCTGATTTTTCTGAAAAGAAACAGTGTGGTAAAACTACATTTGGTAAGAACAAAGATAAAATGTGTATCTTTGGTGTTGGAACGGCTGTATCGCCTGATCTACAATTGGCAATTGAAAAAGGTATGATGATTGCTAAAGCAGAAATGGCTGATATTATCAAAGGCGAAATGAATAAATCGTCTAAACAATTCATCACTGAACTAGGAAAGAATCAAAACAAAACAGTTGTATCAGAGGTTGAGTCTACTATTGTAAACTTAATTAAGAATACACCAGTTAGAGGTTATGAAATCTTTGCTAAAGATGTAACTATTACTAAAAATAATTATTACAGAGTGTGGATTGGTTTAAAGCTACCAATGGGTGAATACAATAAAATGTATAACTTCACTATTGAGGAAGCTGTTGACGCTTACAATACAAAAGAAAAGGCACAAATAGCTTACAAACAATTAATAGGCGATAAAAATGACAATACTGATTTACAGTAAAAATAATTGCCAATTTTGTAACAAGGCGAAGCACCTTATAAAGACGCTTGGCCTTGAATATGAAGAAAAGTCATTAGAGAAAGACTTTGATTCAGACCCTAGTAAGATGATGGAAGACATTGGAAAACCAGTAAGAACTATGCCACAAATTAAGATTAATGGCGAACTTATTGGAGGGTATAATCAACTAATAGAACACTTTGCTGATAAAGGTAAAGTTAATTTTAAGGGTGAAGTCATATAATGTCAAACGATAAACTGCCACCAAAAGACAACATTATTTTGTTTCCTTCAAGTAGAATTGTAGAGAAACCTGGTATTACAACACCACCATCAAATAATGAGTATGTCAAAAGAATTCAACAGAAACAAACAAAAGAGTTTGTTGAGACGGCAGTTGATGATATCAGTATGAACTTATTAAGACAACTATATGATCTTGCCATTAAAACAGAGAAACAATCATTTACAAAAGATTTAGCATTGGTTGTTGATATGATTAGAGGTTTAGTTTATAGAGATTTTGATATGAAACACCCAGCACAAAGATTAGCAGACAAGTTGGTAGAAGTATCTTCAAAAAAAGGTAGTGCCATGTCAGCAAGAATAGATTATGGAAATATTATTGATAGAGAGTATCCAGATCAAAAGGTTAAGTCTAGCAAACCATTAAGTAAAGATTTAAAAGAAGACTTAAAAGATTTGAACGACACAATAGCATTTGACGGAGAGGATCTAAACACAGATGAGTAAAAACAAAATTCTTACGAGAATCGCCACAGCTGGTTGTAAAATAGCATTTAATAATAAACAAAAGGAGATAAATCATGTTTGGTTTAACTAAAAAAACAAATACAACTACGGAAACTAGAGGAAGAAAAAAACTGTCTAAAAAGGCTAAAATTCTTAATCTATTACAAAGAGGTTCATCAATCTCATGGAAATCTTTAAACAGAACTTACGGTTTAAAGTCACCAAGAGCTATGGTTGATACTTTAAGAGCTGAGGGTTTTATGATCTACGGTTCAAAATCTAAAGGTAACCACGTTTACAGAATGGGAACACCTACTAGAGCTATTATCGCTGCTGGTATCAAAGCCCTTTACGGAACACCTTTCAAATACGACAATGCTGTTTCAGTTGCTCCTACAAAAGCAACAGTAGCTTCTATTGACGCCTAGTTAATATATTGGGGGGTCTTCGGACCCCCTATACTTTATGACAACAGGATATGGTTTAGGTTTATTCTTTTTAGGAACGACATTATCAGTTTTAGGTTTTATGATTGCTTATATGATAGGCGGCAGACCTAGTAAAAAAGAAGAAGAACTAAACGAAGCACAAAGAACAATTTTAAAAATTAAAAACAAAGATATATTATAATGATACTAGTCGATTTAAACCAAATACTTATTTCAAACCTAATGGCTCAAGTGAGAGGCAAGGGAGATGTAAAACCAAATAAAGAAATGATAAGACATATGGTCTTAAATTCATTGAGAGGTTTTAATACAAAATTCAAAGGAGAATACGGTCAAATGGTATTGGCTTCAGACGCCCCTAATCCATGGCGTAGAGATTTCTTCCCACAATATAAACATAGTAGAAGATTGTCCAGACAAGACGGACCATTTGATTGGGATACCATATTTAAAATTATATCAGAGGTTAAAGATGAAATATCTAAAAACTTCCCTTACAAAATGATTCATGTTGAGAATTGTGAGGCAGATGATATTATTGCTATATTATGTAAAGAACAAACGGAAGACAAGTACCTGATTATTTCAGGCGACAAAGACTTTATTCAACTACATCATTATGGTAATGTATATCAATGGTCACCTTTCTTAAAAGGTTTTATAGGAGAACAAGAAGACCCTATTAAATTTTTAAGAGAACAAATTATTAAAGGTGATAGATCAGATGGTGTGCCTAACATATTAAGTCCAGATAACATATTTGTAACTGGTGAAAGACAAAAACCAATTACGAAAAAGAAACTGGAAGAGTGGTCTAATATAGATAACATACCTCTAGGGTCAGAAACCAAAAAGAACTTCAATAGAAATAAGAAGTTGATTGATCTATCCCAGATACCACTAACGATCCAGGAAAACATTATAAATAACTATAACGAATGTAAAGTACCAGACAGGTCGCTCCTGTTACCATACTTTATCGAAAACAAAATGAAGTCAATGATAGAAGTTATATCAGATTTCTAAACATATATATGGAGTAAATAATGGCCGAACAACAAACAAACCCGAGACTAATTAGTAAGAAAGCAATGACATCTATGGCTAATACAAAAGGCACATCAGGTGAAACTGTACATGAAATCTTTACTAAAATTAATAACGCTAAAGATAAACCTAGAAAGATTGAAGTATTAAAACAATACGATCAACCTTATATGAGACAACTGTTAAAAGCAGCCTTTTATTCAAAAATCAAATGGGTTTTACCAGAAGGAATACCTCCTTACATTGCTAATGAGTCACCTGTTGGAACTGAACACAACCTACTTAAACATGAAGCAAAAAGATTGTACTTGTTTATTGAGGGTGGCGATAATAGAGTTAGTAAAACAAGAAAAGAAACTTTGTTTATACAAATGCTAGAAGGCTTACATAAGTCAGAAGCTGAAGTGTTAATAAACATAAAAGACAAGAATATAAATAGAGTATATAAAGGTCTAACCGAAGCATTAGTTAAAGAAACTTTTGGTTGGAATGACGACTTTATGAAAAAAGACTAGTATTCCCGACGAATCACATGGTCGGACACGCTCCGACCATGCCAAAACCCTTACCTCCCAACGATTTTTAGTGCTTGACTCCTACCCTGGATGTGATATTATATACCTATGTTAAATAAAAAAACACTAATAAACAATAAAAACACAAAAAAGTCAGAAAATAAGGGCTTGACTTTTACTCCAGATATGATAGGATATACAGATATTATGATAAACAACACTAACAAAAAGGACACTATGACTAAAAACACAATGATTGACATTGACAAATATAACGAGTTGAGAGAACAAGAATTAGAAGTGAACACTATGGAAAATACTATGAAAAACAAATCAGTTGAGTATCATAAGTTAAGTTTAGAAGATCAAAAAAAGCATGTTGATTTTAA